TTCCGTTTACAAGAGCGTTATGCTTTGCGGAACGTTGGTACATTTCCAACAAATAAGAAGGATAATTGTTTCTTTCCCCGTAAAACACGTATGGTTTCCCATTCATTACCTTGTACTCGGGTAACTTGGATTCAAAGTTCTGTTTTGTTTTGGCCATTACGTCGGTCTTTGCGACCCCATAACTACCTTTTATTCTACGTGCGCTCATAAATTTGGCTCAATATATTCGATCGTGTTTGCAGAAAACACGGTATCGTTTGTTTCCGATTCAATTATTTGATACAATCCACACTCCAAAACGCTCAAAACTTCAGCATCTTCCGGACCGGTCGCACCACTTTCGCCCTCGTAAAGCGTGTAAGTACACTGACCTCCTGGGATATTTCCGATAGATACATCGAATGCATTGTAACGATCCGTTTGGAAAGATAGATCACTCGTTTTCGCGAAGGAATAAAAGAAGTCATTGTTGGTAGAAATGTGATGGATATTCAAATACAGCGTATCACCTTGGCTATAAAACTCGGTGGCAGTAAAGAACAACCGGTTAACCTCATTGGAATTAAGTAACTGCATAACCATAGTATTACAAAATCCAAAAAAGTAACAACAAAAAAAGGGATCGTTTCCGATCCCCCAAAAACTAATATGGAAAGGTATTAAGGCAATACTTCAGTTAACTCAACGATTGGGCTCGTTTCGTTGGTAGAGAAAGTCAATGTCAATCCGTTCAAATCTCCCATAGCTGTACCAGTTGCACCGGTGCCAGTTGTTAGATTCACTCCGTTTTCGTAACCAAGTACCCACTGAACACCATTGCGATCGGTAGCAACAACTGCTAATTTTGCTTGTGCCATAAGTTTCAACTCATTGCGTAGGGCAGCGGTCAACTTAGGCAATTGAATGGTCAATTCAGTTGTGTAAAAAGTAGTTCCAGTTTGCTCTGAAGATGTTACGGTTTCAGTGAATTGTGCCGTGTTGATTGGCAATTGATACTTAAAGAAAGTACCAGCAACGGTAGCAATTACACCGGCTACTGGAGCGTCGTAAGTGATGGAAGATTGATTTGCAATGTGGATGTGTTTGATACCACCCACACTGTCTTTACACCCTAAAGTGTAACCAGCGGTTAATGCGCAACTCATATTTTTATTTCTTTATTGATATACAAAAAAAGGGTGGGCGATTTCACCCACCCCTTGGTTAATTGTTCAATCTGTTGATTAAGCCATTACGAACTTAACGATCTGCTCAGGGAACGCAACCTGGAAACCAGCTTTGAACTCACAAATGAAACGAACTTCCATTGCTTCTTTAGCGTAGAAGATTTCAAATTTCTCTTGCTCGTTCAACAAGTCGGTACCAAATACCAAGTTGGAAGTGCGCATAGCGTAGATAGAGTAAGAAGTGTTACCACCGATACCTTCGTTCAATCCGGGAACAGCAACCAATTTGATGTTGGATCCTGGGATAACCATTTCACCAGACTGCATACCTTCGTAGTAAGAAAGGTTGAAGTAGTTAGAAGCTACGATGTCTTGACGGAATAAACGGAATACATCCCATCCACAGAAAACAACAACATCGTCAGAACCCAAGATGTCGGTAGGGATTGCACGCTCAATCGCTTGCAATACAGTACGACGTGAAGTAGAACCGGTAGCGTTAGTGATAAATTGTGCTTTGGTGATTGCAGAAGCGTTACCAGTGTAAGCAGTAGCGTTAGCGTTGATAGGATCAGTCACACCTTCAGTGCCACCGGTTACCGCATCGATAACATCTTTCCAACCATCGATTGAAGTGCTATCTCCAACCCAAGAAATTGACTCCAAATTGCGACCAATCATTGCAACCTTTTGGTTAGCGTAAGCTTCTTCAAATGGGATAGCTTGGTACAAAGAACCTTGAGGTAGGTGGTGCTGTAACCAAGTTTGCTCCAACGCTTGAGGACACAAAGACTCGTGTACTTTCAAGTGCTTAACAGCGATGTTACGCTGGCTGAAAGTAGTCGTGCCATTGTTTGAGAAAGCACATGAAACACCGTAAGCAAATGAAGCGGTAGTGTCCATGATGTTGATAGCGGAAGTACTTTTAAGTCCAACCATTTTGTTTGCCATTGCGATTGACTTTGCACCAAATACGGCTTTGGTCATCAATGGAAGTGTGTTTTGATTAACGTAGTTGGTTAATCCGGTAAGTGAAAAACTCATCTTTTTTTTATTTTAGTGCTTGTAAAAATTTGTCAATGTTTGCGTTTTGCTTGCTCTTTGGGTACAAGTAAGTGAACGATGCAGGCTTAGAAACCTCGGCAGTTGGAAGGGTAGAAATTTCTTCAACAACGGCAGTCATGGCTTCAGTTGCTTTTGTCATTCCTTCAAACTTCTTCATCAATTCATCTAGCTTGCCTTCAAGCTTCACAATGCGATCTTGCAATTCTGCGGTGATGTCAACAACCGGCGTAACGTCAGCCAATTCAACTTCAACCTCAACCTTTGGCTCTTCTTCCAATGGCATGATTTCAGCAATCAAACCGTCTTTAACAACGATCTTAGCAACACCAAGAATTTCGTGCTCACCATCGGGAGCGGGAGCTTCAGTACCATCTTCTGCAATTGCAACAACTGGAACACCAACGGCAATTTCTCCGTCAATCTTCACCTTAACACCGGAAGCAGTTTCGTATTCTGCAAAGTTGTGCTCAACGGCTGGCGTTTCTCCAACTTCTACGGTAGGATCAGTAGGCAATTCTGAAGACATTAAGTAAGATTTGATCTTTAACAATTCTGCTTTTATGTCCATAAACTTGACTTTATCAATAGTATTACAATAGGGTAAAAAGTGACAGAAAATAGTTACAACAACGAAATGATTTCATCCAATAACGTAGTGATTTCTACGTTCTTAGAAAAGTTAGCCGTGTGTGATACGTGTAAGAACTCACCCTCAACAGAAAATCCTTTGAACGTGCCGTCCTTCACTTGGCTCCAAATATCATTATTATAAACTTTATAACTTCCAAACCAAGTACCCTCCGGGCAATCCTCGAATCCCTTGGGAGCTGAAATGCCACGGCTCGAATCCTTTAAAAAGGTTTCAAACATGAACACTCCATCTACCGGGTCTTTGTGCTCCTTGTTTACGTTGTTGGAATTCTGATCGCGCATAAATTTTTCAGCGATCTTCTTCACCATTTCAGCATCGTAAGTCACGTAGTATTCCCCAAAGGAATTATCCCTTCGATAAATCAATTGGTCGGGAATCATTAACGGACCGGTGACGATTCTTTTCTCGTCATCGGCTGTAAACTTATGCGATTTGAACGCGTGAAAATTTCGCTCAATGGCTGGCGTGTTTACCAGTGCCACGAACTCAACCCCGGTTTCTTCATCCTCGGGATTGATGACTAGTTTGTAAATTGGTAGTTCCATTATTTTCCTAATGTTGAAGTTTGTCTAAGTCTTTGTGATCGTTTCTGCTTGTCCGAAATATCGGTTTCAAGCACGTATGTTTTTACGGATTGTTGAAGGTTGCCCTGGGCATCAAGTTGCAATTGCGTGCTTCCAATCGTTGGTGTACTTCCGGCCATGGAAGACGGTTGTGAATTGACGCTTGGAGCGTTACCACTGGAAGAACTTGGCGATGCAGTTCCTTGGAATTGTGTTTGCTTAATCTTTTGCACGTTTGCCAATCCGGCTGCAAGTGCTGAAGCTGCGGCAATGTATGGAGCGGCTGGGAATACAGTTGTAATCGGGCTCTTTGAAGTTGCAGTAAACGCACCTTGTACCCCGGCAATGGTTTGAATTAAAGCCTCGGCAATTTGCACCTTCTTGTTCTGCTCGAAGTATCTTTTTCTAATTGCCTCTTGCTCCTTTTCATTTCCTTTCGCCATCTGAAGCTCTTGGTTCATTTGGTTTTCTCGGAAAGCAGCAACGGCTGAAAACGCTTTTTGTGTTTGCTCCATGGCAAACTTAAATATTTCAGCTCTTTTTGCAGCTGCCGATACCTCTAATTTATTGATCGCCTCTTGATACTCTTTTTCAGAAATAATGCCATCTAGATACGCTTGCTTTGCAAGTTCTTTTTTCTTGTTAATCTTTAGTGTTTCACTTTCAAGGGCCAATGTGAGCGACGTCTTTTGAGCGTCAATATCCATTTGAAGCTCTTTGTCGGTTAGCTCTTTGTTGGCCTCAAATGCTTTGTCGGCAATTTCTTTTTTCTTTAATGCGATTTCATCTTCAGTTTTAACCGTGGATTGTCCGTAATCCTTTTGGATTTGAAGTTGGTTTTCCAATTTCTTTACTTCCAATTCCTCGGTGCTTTGTCCGTTGATGGTTGCAACGTTGATCAGGTGATCGTAATAGTCATCGCTGGCTTTCTTGCTATCCTCGTATTCTTTGCTCGTGCGCTCTTGAAAATCCTTTGCGTTTTGCTCCAGTTGCTTTTTTAGTTCAGCTTGTTTCTTCTCGTTTTCTTCACGCTCTTTTTTGTCTTGTGCTTCTTTCTTTTCACGTGCTTTTTTGTTTGCATCGTCAATGCCCTTTTTGTAGTTCGCATCCAGGATCAACCGCTTGTTATTTGCATCGGCAATTTCAGTGGTCAATTCTTTAATGCGTTTCTTTTCATCCTCGGTTGCATTGCCGGCTTTAACCTTTGTTTGAAGGGCTGTTTGTTCTGCTTTTAAGTTCTGCAAACGTAGATCAGCAAGTTGCTTTTCTAGGTTGTAGATTTCCTTCGCGCTCTTTCCTTCTGCTTTGGCTAGTTCAATCCTACGCTCGATCGTTTTTTCTGCTTCCTTCATGGCATCCTTCGTTTTATTGAAGGCTTCAACCACTTTATCAGCATTCTCTTTTGTCTTTGCCGTTGCTGAATTGTCAATCAATCCGAAAGAAATGGTGCTCAAAAAGTCACGGACCTTTGCAATGATACCATCAAATGGCTTCATAAGGTTAAGTACGACCTTCTTTACATCCTCAAAGTTTGCAATAAGAAAACCTAGCGCAGCAACCAAGGCACCAACACCGGTAGCGATCAATGCTTTCGAAAATCCTTTCGTTGCTTTTGTACCGCCTTCTGTTGCAACTTCATTCGCCTTTTGCGCTTTGCTTAAAAATGCTAACGAAAACGCGCTGTCTTTTTGAAGGATGTTTGTGATTGCAGTCACGCCCTGGAGCAATGCCATTGCGCCCTGTGTTTTCTTAATCGCTTCCTCAACCGCTTTATTCTCCGATCCAAACAAGGCCATCGCACCCTGAGCAGCTGCAAAACCGCCCGCAATACCCTGGGCACCTTGCGCAAATGCATCCAACTTAAAAGTATCGGAAGACAAAGCCTTAATAGCATTCTTAGTATCACCGATTTGGTCTTTAACCTCTCCTGCTCGTTGTTGTAAAACTTTAAAGTCAGCCGAACCTGCTTTGCCAGCATTCGACATATCATTTAAGGCTTTTTCTATTTGCCTTAATTCGTCCTTTAATGATTTAAAATCTTTGTTTGCGTCGTCTGTTTCGGTCTTTACGCGCAACAAAATATCCTTAGTAGTATCTGCCATTATTCAGTTATTAATTGGGGTTTAGGTTCGTCTGCAATAAATGCACCAGTACCTCCCGTTAATTGGAAAACGGTTGGTTCAAATGGCGCTAAATCTAACACTTTCAAAAGTTCGATTGAGGTTGACTCGTCGCTATTTGCGTCGTAATCGTTTACCGACAAAAGGTAAAACAAAGTGCCGTTAATGTAGATCGGTTTCCGGAAGTCCAGATTCAACACATCAACGGGAGTAAGCTGTACAAATAACTTGACTTTCTTTGCGTCTTTGTTAGTGTATAGGTTGACGTAATCCAACCAAAAGCGGTTAAATAGGTTGTTGTTGGTGTACCGGTAAATCGCGCCGCTTGTTTCGTCACTTTGATAGTACAACTCCCGTGGAATACCAAAGCACAAATCCTTTGTTGGATTGTACGGGTTATCCAAATTACCCGCGTATGGGTAACTGGTGTATTCAGTACCCTCGAAAACAAACTCGGTGTCACTCGGAAACGGTATATACTCATGGTAAAGAATTCTAAGATTTGGAGTAACCGGCTTCACATTCAATTCAACATCACCACCGCTTGCAGTTCCTTTGTTATCCATGTCGTAATAACGTGCGTAAATGCGTGGGCTTGGAGAAAATCCAACCATTACGCTATTGCCAAAACCAACATCCTCGGCTTGCTCTCCGTTGCTGAACTCATTTGAACTAATGTAGGTCCGTGAACCGTAACTCGATTGATACGCACTTTGGTAACGCTTCTCAAAGTAACCGCCCGCATCTTTGTAGCTGAACTTGTACGTCTTTGGGTTCATGTAGCCACATGGAACTACCTCAAAGCCTTTGTCAACATCCCATAACGGAGTCCAGTCAAGGTAGTTCGAAGTATCGTAAAAGTCCGAGAATGGCTCAATGTACAATTTCTTCGGGTCGTACTTATCCGGCATGATAAACAAGTTGAACATACGCACCAAGTACATAAGAAAATCGGATTGCTTAACCTTTGGAATGATCGTTTGGTTCATGTCCCAAACAAAGCCCGGCTGCATCAATGGCGTTCCACTGATCTGATTCAACCAATACGTTCCATCGGTAAAAATACGCACGTAAGGTGCGGGAGAAATTGGCGTACCGCTATCAACTGAAAAATCCATCCACACTTCAACGTAATCGGAAGTGGTCAATGGCATGGTAATAATTCCGCTCAATTGTTGAACTGCAGAACCGCCTCCAGCAACCCAGGTGTATTCAATAATTTGGGTTAATGTAGTTCCATTTTTACGCACGTACACTTTAACCGTCTGATCAAATCCAAGTGATAAATTAGGTTGAACGTTTACTCTTACTTGGATGTTGAAATCAGCATTGTAAGGTGGAGTGTATCGCTTGTTTGTGGTATCATAACCGCCACCATCAAAGAACGGAGCTGGCGTATCGGTTGCCATGTTTACCTTTTGAAGCGTGCCGTCTGCAATGTCTTGAACACCACCACTCAAACCAATGTAAAACAAAGCACCTTGCATTTGTTCTTGAGTCAAATAAGGCACACCACTAACGCCGTACGGTACTATCAATTGCTTAAACCATTGCGAGGTAAAGAAGTCACTCACATAAGTAAAGCCGGCACCGCCGATAATCTTATCCAAGTACTTTTTAACCGAAATAGCAGGGTAAAAATCAGCCGTTGTAAACACATCAGCATACGGACTTGGTGCTTGGGTACGTGTGAAACTCGCTTGGCCGTAATCGATTGCAGGGTAATAGTAATCGTTACCCGTACTGCCTACCGAATTAGTCCACGCATCCACTACGTTAGGCGCATCCCATTCGTGGTTCAACTCGCTGAAATCTAAATCAGTCAATTCGCTATCGCCTAACTGCTTAAACAAGTTCACATTCTCACCGTACAAACCGATTTCATACGTCTTAAATTGGCCGTCACTCTTGATCGCCAACAATTGGGCAATTCCATTAAACACCTCAACACCATTCTGCAACACGTAAGCATTTGCCCGCACGCTCGGGTCAAAGCCAATTACCCACTGATCAAATCGGTAAATTGAACCAAACACGTTATCGTTGTTTGCAGTTCCCGGCACCTCAATGGTTCTGCTAACCGTTCCTTTGCGCTCTACGGGGTTTTCTATGTCCGTAATGGAATACGTTAAGCGGATATCAATATCTTCGCTTAGATCCAATCGTTGCCCGTCTATGTAAAGTTCTGTTATCATAACGGCATCGCTTCGTCAAAGGTGTATTTGTAAGTCATGGTAAGCGTGTGCAACAAATCGAAATCACGCTTCCAAACATTGTAGCTTGTATCGGTTACCAAAATGGGAACTAACATCGGTGTTGGTGTACCGCTAACATCAATCACCATCTTAACCCACAAACGAGGCGAGCGGACCATTTCAGCTAACCATTCAAATTCATCGTCGGTCAACCAATCACTCATAACGGTAAACTCTTTCGAGTAATCAACGCTCGCATTATAACGGCTGAAACTGCTTTGAGTGTACGAATACGTTTCACCCATTGTGAGCAATGGCTTGCTCGCTTCAATCCTTGTAATGTTTTGGCGTTCTCTGTTTGGCTTATTGAACACGTAGCTATCCACACCACCAAGTTGGTTTTGGAAGTGCACCTCGGTAAGATCATAACGCTGGCATTCAGTATTCAAATAAACAAAATACTCATCACTTTGTAGTTGCAAATCATTGGCAGCCTTGGAAAGCGTCAACGAATAGTAACCTTCATCAAAAGGAAAGTCAACATCGCCAGCAGCTGAATCGCTAGTATTTGATCCCGGAATAACAAATACCTCGGCAGGCATGAATGGAACGGTGATAACGCTGTGATCATTTGGATCGCTCGCACTGTGGTAAGGTTGGTTCTTTGTTTCAAAGTAGAACTCACGTAAAATAGTGCCAGTGCTTGAATAGTAACGGTAACGAACGTAGTCAATATTGGCTACGCTTTCAATCGTGCATGGAACGTACAAATAACCGCTTTGCATATATGCCAAATTTTGAGCAATGGCAGTAACTGATTGCGGTCTATTCGTTAGCAGTCGGTGGATTGATGGTGTTGAACTAACAACGTAATCGGTAAAGTCGTACTGGGGAAAGGAAAGGCTATCAATCGCACCGCAATACAACGTACCGGTGAAGTCGTATGTTGTTGCAGCTGCGCCAGTGTACTCTTCCGAGAATTCAACGGTGTAACTTCCCCACATATTTGGGCACTCAAACCCACGGCCTTCATCAATATCGGTATCGATCGTAATAAACGAACGTAATACTTCGCGAATGTTGAAGTAACCGTAGTCGTTAGTTGGGTTGGGTGTAGACTTCAACCTTGCCACCAAGTTTCCATTAAAGGAAACATCGGCCACGTATTTGAAATTAGGTTGTGCTACGTTGGTGCTCGACAAAACAAACGTAATGGGATTGCCCATTGTCGTAAAATCTTGTGGATTGGATTCTATCGTTATTGCCATTATCTTGGTAGTGTTACTTCAATGCTTGTTTGTGCGATGTAATCGGCCACTTGAATTGCAAGCCTGGTGATTTCTGCATCCGTAACGAATGGAGAAACAAACGGGTTTTTCCTTACCCCGTACTTGTAAACCGAGTGCTGAATTTCACGCGCCTTTTCATCTATGGTTTGTCCTTTTCTCGGGCTTATCCCTTTTGCTGCCATCCACTTTTTGAACGGCTCACGGGGCGGGAATTTATCCTTGAACTGGAAGGGAGAATCCGGTGCCTTGGTCGAACCAAACCGACCCTTAACCCCGTACTCTACAAACTTCCAATATCCAGGTGCCTCGATCTCGATGGCGTAATCTTTGCCGTACCTTTTTACCGGTAAGGGAATGATCCCTTGTGCAAGTACATAGGTAGCGTCGCTCCCGTTTCTCGATAGGTTTTGCCGGAATGCGTCAATGGCAGTGTTTGCCCAGTCGGTTAATATCTTATCAACCCCTTCAAATTCAGTGCTAATTTGTTCGGGATCTAATCCGATATTATCGAGCTGAATAAACTTTGATGCCATAACAATAGAATTACAAAATCGAAAATGTTACCTTAATCGCGATCTTGCTATTTGCTTGTTCACCTCTACCCTTTCGTGCTCCATCTTATCTTGCCAGTAATTCACGTAGATAAAAAACTCAATTACTTTGAGCTCGAAAATATCCTTCCATTTCAGCACATCGCCACCGGCTAACGTGTCAACGAAAATCAACCACTTGTACTTTTCTGCAAATCCAGTTCCGGTGTCAAGTCCTGCCTCGTCTGCTCGACGATCTGATTTAAAAATCTTGGGGAATCGCTTAGAAACAGCATCCAACTGCCCAAAAAAAAAGCGGACAATCCCAATGCCTCAACCGCCAACATGGATTCTTTCACATCCTTTGCCCGCTCGAAATGCTTATCCCCTTCGTATTTCTTAGGAATCCAAAACGGCGTTACCTCACGCATCAACGATGCAACGATTAGGTGAATGTTTTGGTTGATCTTTTCTTGGTCACTGGTCCACTCACTGATCTCCACGAATTGAGCCGTGCACACATCCTCAAAGAATCGGTTAATCCAATAGCGTTTACCCTTCACCTTCACAAAGTTTTTGAATGGCTTGTACGGTTCTTCATTCAGCTGGTTCACGATTGACTCGTAACGCTTGCGCAAATCGGGCAGTGAGTACTGATCTACCTTCGAGTAACCGCCGTCAACGATCGCAGTAACCGAGCGCATCAAATCCCATCCTTCCAGGTGTTGCACCTCTTGGATCATTTGCCATTGGCCAACCGTTAAGGTGCGCCAAACATTGTTGTTCTTTTTATTTAATCCCATACTTTCCTATGTTTTTTTCTGCTAGTTTATTCAACGCTAAATACCTCAATGCGTCCATGCCGTGGTTGAAGGAATCAATCGGGACGTTGGTAGCGTTCCCGTCCTTTTCTTTCCATTTATACGCGTTCAATTCTTTGATTAGGTTGGCACTTCTACTCGTTACGTTAAAGCGAAATCGTTTCAATATATCGATGCCGTTTAGTATGCTGTCTTTCCCTTTATTAGCACCTTCAATTCTCCAACCCATTCGCCTAAGTTCCTCGATGCTTTTCGGTTCTGCTGAATCCGCC